AGTCTGTGCAGCGTCCGCTAGGCCGGTCTGCGTGATCTATGACACCTAGAATAAAGAGGCGGGACCGAAGCCCCGCCAATTTGTTATTACGACGGGAAGGATCCGTAGATACTCCTCCAATTATAATAGCCGAAGCTGTAGCGTTCGTAACCTTTAACCAGAAGGTTGTCGGTAACAAAGTCCACTTGCATATCGGTTTCAAACTTAACCCTCTCCATATAGGAGAGACCGTCAATGTTGGTCAGCAGGAACCAAGCCGTAGCAGAGGTCAGATAGTCATTGACCATGTAACCTTCAGGCAGACCGCCTGCGGTTCCCTTGATCGCATTGACATCGTTGTCTGCTGTGCCCGGACGCAGTTCAGTCTGCGTAAGGCGGATGGCAACAGGTTCCAGCGCCGGGGGCACAACCAGACGGCGGCCACGAGCGAAGACCTTCAGACCAGCCTGATCCTTGAAGTTGGTACGGATGCTAATCATGCCGTTCAGCAGAGTGGCCTCGTTGAGGTCAACGTCTGTGGTCGGACGGTTAGCAACAGTGCCACCATCAATCGGGTGATCCGTAGCGCAGAGTGCCTTACCGTCGCCACCGATAGCAGAGTTATAGGTGGTTGCAGTGTTCAGCACGTTAGCGCCGTAGATTTCCTTGGTCTGCTGGAAAGATTCAATCAGACCGAGGTTAGACGGTGCAAACTGGGACTTATACAGGTTGTCGTCAATGGCTTTGCGGGTGATCGCATAACCAAGAGCGATTTCTGTATGTTCCTGATTGTAGATAAAACGCTCACCGGCAGCATTATCAAAAGCCGTCTGGCCGCCTTCAGTCTTCAACTGGGCGAGACCGAGGAAGCGCATCTCAGCGGTGCGTTCCAGAGCCATCTTTGAATCATGCTTGGTGAAGATCTTATCATACTGTGACGGGATCTGTTCGTACTTACCCTCAACGCCACGGAGGCCGGGAAGCAGCAGATCCCTAATAGCCGAAAGATTAACAGCCATTGGTCAATACTCCTCTTAGCCGACGCTCGTAAGCTGCTTAGTGCTTACGTTGTTGAAGGAGACGATAACATAGTTATACGCCCCAGATGCCGTACCCGGACCACCCGGCGGATCGGTCACAAGACCAACAACGCGGAAGGGAAGGGTATTGGTGGTGGTCGGAGTGACGGAAATGTCAACATAAGCACCAGAGATGCCCGTGCTGGTATTACCGGTTCCGATTGCGTACTGGACGTTAGCATTGACATCGGTAACAGCAGCGCCAACCGAAGACGAACCGCCAACCTGAGCAAGGAACTTAGCGTTGGGATCGTTTACGATGTAGCCGGTCACATAGTTGCTTGATGCTACGTCACTGCCCGGCCAATAGTTGGACCAAACAGTACGCTTCTGGGATACCGACAGATACTGGCAGCCGACAAAAATGCCTGCAACCTGTGTCGTGCCGGGGGAACCCTGAACTACGTTACCAGTGTTATCTGGGTTTACAGGGTCACCGTAGAAGATATTAGTGGCATTATACGCAATACGAACTGGCACCTGTTCATAAGTGGGGGCCGATCCCGTACCGCTATACTGCCGGAAACCGAAAGGCGCATTTGTGTTCGCCATCACGGAACTCCTTTAGAGGTTAAATTGAGGTTTTGTTCCTCCACGCCGGGGGAGGAATTTTACCGCACGCCGGGGCAGTAAAATGGGCATCGCCGTAACTGTAGTATACGCATACTGTACAGATAAGTAAAGAGCCGCACTTGGCGGCTCAATACAGGCTATTTTTCAGGGATAGGCATAGGCTCGTAGCCCTTTTTAACCTTAGCCAAAGAGGAATCCTGATTGGTCCGCTCAAACTGGCCCGGAGGCGCAGCAGTAAGCTGTTCCTCTTTAATCTGGACCTGACCGCGGGCACGCCGCAATTCCAGACGCCGAGCCTCGTCCGTAATGGACTTGGGCCGCTCCATCAGGATCATGCCCTTTCGCTCAATGGTCTGGCCCTTCCAGTCAGCCCCCATCAGTGCCCGGTGCTTGGAATCTTTGTTTACGTCAACCGGTTCCCACCCGCTTCTAGCCAATGCAGTCTGGTAGCCAACGTCCTCCTGCCCCATGACAGTCTTACGTTTCCACTCATAACTCCATCCTTCGGGGACCATATCACGGTCAATCCTGAACTCGTCCACGCCATCATCTAGGGTATTGATTGCCCCAAGAATCTCAGCAGCACGGCGTTCAGCGCGGGCAAGATCACTTTCCCGCATGGATTCCCGCATAGGCTTACGTATGGGCCTATCCGAAGAATAGTCAGCAGATGAAGCCTGCGGAGGTTTACGCATGGGTTTATCCGAAGAATAGTCCGCAGATGAAGCCTGCGGAGGCACACTTGGCATAACAAAATCGTCAAATTCTGGGTCAATTGACACATTATCCTGCATAAATGTGTCTACAGGCTCCTGAATATCTGATTTCTTTTGCCGTCCGCGCCGCCTTGGCGCTGCGTTTTCTGTATCGTTCATGATCCCGCTCCTTAATGAATTTTGCCTTCTTTCCGCAAAGCTACCATGTGCTTGGCGTACTCTTTTTCATCCATACCCATCATCTGGGCCATTTCACGCTGGTCAGCCGTTAGTCTTACGACGTTTGGCCTAGATCCAGTGCCATTACCGCTCCTAGATACAGGCGCAGCAGGGGGCGCACTCCTTCTTTGGACGGGTTTTGCCGCCATAGACGTGGCATCTTCATCTGTTTCATGTGAAACATTCTGACGCCGAGGTTCAATCTCCAGAACCCGCTCTACAGCATTGAAGTAATCGTCCGTATCCGGTTCATACCCCCTAGAAACGACAAGATTGTGCGCCGAAATCATCTGATTCAGCATCTTATCGTCTCTGGCATACTCAGGATGACGCCGAACCCAATCCGCAGACCGAGGAGACAGGGTTGCAGTCAATGCTTCAACCGGATCCTCTGGTGCTACTGGCTTTGGCGGCGGCGGAGGTGGAGATTTCTCTCTGTTTTCCATGCTGCTACGCCCTGCCTCAAGCTGATTTAGCTTGATCAGGTTGTCAGACATGGATTGCTGGATCTCAGCAGCCTTGTCATAGTCGCCAACAGACAATGCTTCACTGTAATTCATGCGCAAAATGTCATTATCACGCCTTACAGTGTCAATTGCATTGCGGACAAGGTGAAGATTTACGTCTTCTACCTCGTTAGTAGCGTAATAAGCCTGATTTGCTGCTTCATGAGCGCGTCTTTCGGCCTCTTGCCGTGCCTGACGCTCATATTCCAGCTTCTGCTTTAACTCCGCAATGCCATCTTCAGCCGATAAGACCTTGGATGAAGGTTCTTCTGGCTCTTCTTCGCCGTCTGCAACCTCAATTTCCACTTCTTCCGTAGATTTTTCATCATCTTCCGGGATTTCTAGGTCAAGTTCAGTCTGATCCCTTGCTTCTGCCATTGGATCCTCCATCAGTAAGCCATGTCAGGGTGCGGAATGCGCCCTTTTGTAGAAACATCTTCCAACATTCGGCACAAAACGCCGTTAATTGTGATGCTCCAGCCATCAGATGGTCTGAACAGGATCCAATCTTCCTCATTAATTTCAATATCTTTGAACCAAGTATCCGTATCATCCTTAAATGCAGCGTTACCGGACTTAACCAGTAGCCCTACTTTGGACTGATACCGATCCTCATCAGTGGTCTGACTAGCCAGATGAAGGCCAGATCGTGTCTGCTGCGGCCTAATGTACACAGCAAGAAGTATCTGATTGTTAAAGATTTCCAGTTCTGATATGTCCCCCAAGTCATCAAGCAACTTCTGCTTTGGGTCCACATCATGCTTCATCATCATATACGGCATATTCCCCTCACTTTAGTTACGGGACTTCTTGGAAGCCTCCGTCTCTGCCACTTCAGCAAGTTCAAGAGCCAGTTTGAGACCAGCTAACTTGCCAACTTGGTGGCGATATTCACTAAAGTCAGGCGTACCGTGGCCATTACATAAGTTATCTTTTAATCGTTCAATCTCTTCTTTAATCAGTTCAATCAACTCAGCCTTGTATAGACCCTGTTGAGTAAACATCCCCACCCTCCATGCCCTCCTAAAATAGGGGGACGAGAAACATTTAATTCCTCATCCCCCATTTTGCTAGTGGAAGGCAGCCTAGCAAACTACTTTACGCGCTTTTCCAACTCGGTCTTCTGGAGCCTACCAACGCCGGATCCAGCACCAGCAGTCAAATCTTTTACTGAACGCACTGTACGCCCACCACGCTTACGCGGCATAGGCATTCCGCCGGGGACCGGAGAAGCGCCCATACCCGGAGGCATCGGAGGCATTCCCGGACCAGCGCCCGGCATACCACCCGGAGGCATTCCCATCGGAGGAGGACCGCCAGCAGGACCGCCCGGAGGCATTCCACCAGCGTGCTGCCCCTTGGGAGAAGTCTCAATATTGATCAGGATATTGGTACGACCCTTATCCTTCTTGTCTTTCTTTTCCTTCTTCTCACCGCCCATCATGCTGCTCAGGAGGCCACCGTCCTGCTTTGCAATACGGCCACCGGCATAACGCGCAGCCCGGCCACCCTTCTTCAGGCCCTTGGACGATTCCTGCTCGTCATGCTTGTCATCCATCTTGGAGGATTCCCACTCCTTCATGGACATCCCGTGCTTCTTGGCCAGTTTTTTGTCCTGCTTCTCATCTTCAGCAGAACCTTCCTACTTGGCCTTACCGCCCTTTTTCATGGGGCTGAGACGCAGGCCGCGGGAATTTTCCTGACGCAGCAAAGAGGTAGGAACACCAGCATTCGGGGGAGCCATCGGTCCACCCATCTGCTTCTTAGCCCGGCCACCTTTCTTGTATTCGGCATTGTCACCAGCGCCAGCAGCTTCAAGTTCTCTACGGTATTCCCGTGTGGAAAGCCGATTAAGATCCTTGGCAGCGCGAGCCAGACGAGCATCTTCAGCCGCAGCAGACAGCCGATCAATCTCATCCTGTGACGGACGCGGAGGAGGCAGAGGCATAGAACCGCCCATCTGCTTCTTAGCCCGACCACCCTTTTTCATGCCGCCAATGTGCTTGATGCCTTCACGCTTTTCATTGGCTTCCTTGCGGTTGGTATTGGCCTTAGCAAGAGCAATGTCCTTGGCCTCTTCCTCGTCGTTCTCTACCTTGCCACCCTTCTTATAGTGGCCAGCAGCACCGCGCTTCGGCTTGGAGGCGTTTTCCTGACGACGCTCAATGGCTTCCTGTTCCTTGGTGGAGGGGCCATTCTTACCGCCCGGCATCGTAGCAGGACCATAATTTACCTTGCCGCCCTTCTTCAGGCCATAGGAACCCATAGGCTCACGGGTAGCCCTAGCAACGTCCCGGCGACCCTCCATGGTCATGTCCATAGTGTCCTCTGGACCCTCGGTCATGCCAAGCTGCTCGTCCT